AAGTGCTCGGCGATGTTCTGCCAAGCGTGATTCAGCTCGCCTATGGCTGGTAGGTAGAAGTCGGCGTGGCCGCCGGCCGTGTAGGCACTGGCGGCGTCGGCGGCGGGGAAAGTGCCATCGGTAGAGTGCAGGGTATCGGTATTCAGCCGTCCATCCACCTTGCTCGTGGCGCCAACTGCTGTGCCGTATTCGCCGTAGGCGTGATCGCCGACATCCTCGGTCGCGAAGATGACGTGGTGCAGGCCGTCAGGGTACTGGCGGATACCGGCGTAAATGCCGCCCTGGCCGGCCCAGTATTCGCCGATGACCGGGATTGCAGATTGAGGTAGGGTTGCGACCGGTACCGGCTCACCACTAACCGCGAAGTTTGCCAGTTTCAGCACCAGCACCTTGTCAGAGCTGCTGATCATCAGGTCGTCGCTGGTATAGGTTGTCAATTTAGCTGCTTGCATGATGGTTTCCTTGTCGGGAGGGTCAACAAAACTCGGCTGCGACCTCACACACGACCAGCTGCCGGAGGTCAGCCGTGGGAAGTCGCATGCGGGTTTTGTCGGAGAAGGGATGCCGGTTACGTCTCCGGCGCCGAGTTCCACGGCCGTCTCCAGTTCCTCCTGACTTAAGTGCACCCTCGGTCAGGCGATTTGATGCAGGTGGGCGGTTATAGGCCGCAGTTTCGTCAGCATCGGAGGATGCATTCCCAAGGCCACCACAGCGAAAGGTTGCGACCCTTTACGCGGCCGGGGTGTGGTGACCCTTTATCGGCGCTTAAGCCTTGGAATGCATCCTCCGATGCAGCCTGGTGCTGGGGAGTACCAGGTCATCGGGCAGTTTTCGACAGGCTGTCGTGTTACACGCCGCACTTCCCGGCGCCGTCGTGGTTTTATTCACCCCACGCAGAGTTCTGTTTTCCCGCTGCATCGGTAGAGCGACCTGTTGCGGGATTCAAACTCCGCAGTACGCTGATCCTTGGGCACGAAGCGCCATGGCCCATCAGCTTTGCCGCCGAAGCGACTTTCAGTGTCTATCGGTTTGGCGCCACTTCCACCAAACAGATCGCTCTCCGATGCAGCCTGGACATGCCGAAGGGCGCCAGGTCATCGGGCAGTTAACGACAGGCTGTCGTGGCGCTGGTTGTTCAGGCAGGGTCGTAGGTCTCCGAGAAGATGTCAGGCTTGCAAGGGTAAAATTCACCCTTCACTCCCTTGATGATCCAGTCGCCTTGCTGAGCGGTCATCACGCCTTCGAGGGTTTCAATCTTCAGCGTGTTGCTACCCAGATCCTGCGAGCAGCTCGGGATCAGCATTCCCTCAACAGAGGCGAAGGTGCCGTCAAACTGCACGGCTTCGATTACGACTGGTTTCTTGCGGAACATTGGCATTTGCGTATCTCCGGTTGTTTTCCCGCTGCACCCGTCACCAGGTGCAGAAGGAAAAGGCCCGTCAGCCTTCGTAACCAGGCTTTTCGCCGAGCCGTTTCAGCTTCTCAGCCTGGAAAGCCTTTGCCACGTTGAAGGCGCAGACGGAAAGGTCTTGTGCGCTCTGCTTATTCCCGCCAGCGAGAAGGCCGATCATTGCTGCGGTTGCGTAGCCTTCGATGTCTTCATATTCGTTTCTGGTCATTATCCTGCTCCGTTCTTGGCTTTCGAATGCCTCCCGGGGTTGGAGAGGCATTTGTAAAACCAGGTGTTGGCCCGTTGCCCGCTGCTGATTGCAGGGCTGGCCGTTCGTCTTCGGTGTGGGCTTCGAGCTTCCTACTCATGGCGTCAAACAGCATCTGTTCGCCATGGATCACAGGTCCTTACAACATGCACGCTACAGCTCTGAATGCCCTGACTGAGTGGGGCAGGGTGCATGAGGTCCGGCGCGCCCAGCCGAAGCTATCGGGCTCGCTAATTCTTGAATCAGGTAAATCTTGCTGGCCTACGGATCTATCCAGCACCCCAAATTGCCCAGGGTTTAAGTCGCTCTCATCGCCCGGAGGCGGCGACCGATGCCCAGCTATTCGCCTCAAGCTGGCTCGGAAATCTTTCTCACTGACCGCGATGTAGTCCATGCAATGGCATCCCACCCGTCAGCTCTCTTTGATCTAGGGCCATCTACGCTGCTGGCCACGGGGTGAGGCATCCCCTGTACCGAACTTAAAGGCGTTCGGCTCGCTACCTTGAATCTGAGGCCGGTGTTGATCCGGCAATGGGTACATCTAAAGAGCGGGGCCTTTTGAGGGCCTGTCGCCGTTTTGCGTTGGCGTTGAGGTAAATCTACAAGCAGAGATTGTAATGCGCAAGCGTAGATTGTAATTTTTTTCAAGAAAACCCCTTCGAGGTTACAAGCGGTCGTTAAAAAGCCCGCAATAGCGGGCTTGGATGGGCTAGGGAGTGGATTACATAAAAATGGTGGAGGACTGGAAGACCCGGCCGAAAATCTTCACCGAGGCCGCATCAACCACTTCGTCCTCGTATTCATCGCGGTTGAAGGAGCGGATCCGCAGCTTGCTGCCGGCGACCCGGTAAAGAATTTTGACCCTTAGCATGTCCTCGTAAAGGATGCCGTACATCTTGCCGTCGATAACGGCTGTGGCGCCGGTATCAATGGCTACGGTTGATCCGTCCGAGAGAAGCGGCTCCATGCTGTTGCCCTTGACCGGCATGCACACCACGTTGGATGGCTGGATGCCCAGGCGCATAAACGTGTATTTACCAAATCGAAGCTTCGCCCTGGAGCTGCTCTCTACAACAAATTTTCCCGACCCAGCTGACAACTCAACCTCCTTTAGGAACGGCACTTCGATTTCGTCGTCATCTAGCGGCGTCTGGTCATCCCAAACACTGATGCTTTGCATGTCGGGGTGAGAGATCGCTTCAGGGGAAGTGCTGTCGACCTCTGACCATCGCGCCGAAGGCCCTCCTGATAGCAGGTATTCAACTGTGACGCCAAGAATGGTGGCTAGGCCAGTTAGGCGGTCACCCTTTGGGTTTGCTTTTCCAGCCTCCCAATTTTGGACTGCCTGTGGCGATACGCCCAGGTCTCTGGCGAGCTGGGATTGATTGAGCCCCTTTGCTTCGCGGGCTCGAGCGATTCTGACAGAGATATTTTCCATACACCCATCTTACAAACGCATGTTGTAAGCAGCCATGCAATATCTACTTGTAGATTGCAAGCGCTCATTGTAATCTCTGCTTGTAATTAATCGGCAGAGGCCATCCCTATGAACGACAACGCAGCGATGCGTGCAGCAAAAGCCGCTGGCGGCCAATCGGCCCTTGCCAGAGCTATTGGCTGTACTCCGCAAGCCATCCAGCGGATGTGCGCGACCGGCCGTGTTCCTGCCGAGCGCGTGATCCCTATCGAGAAAGCTTCTGGCATCCCGCGTCACGAGCTTCGCCCAGACCTTTACCCGCTTGCCGCCTAACCCATTTCAACCAAGGAGCCTCACCAATGGCAGAAGAACCGCGTCAAAGCCCGAAGCACATGAACCAGTTGAAGGTTCTGCTCGACGATGAATTCGAAGAGCTCTTGAACTGTGCGGCCAAGATCCACGGGACCAAAAAGGCAGTCCTGGCCCGAGAAGTCCTGAAATCCTGGCTGCTCGATGTTGTTGGAAATTCTATCCGCGACAGCCGTGCCGCATGAAGCGAAACCGTAGGGACTCAGTAGGGACCGCATAGGGACCGGAGGGTATATGCCAGATGAGTATCAAGGCATGGAGCTGGGTGAGCTGCTTGATCCGGAAGAGTTGAGATTGCTGGAAGTGGAGGCGGCGAAGAGGGGGATGACCCCGGCGGACCTGGCGAAGCGAGGAATCCAGCAGGAACTGACCAGAAGGACCAGGCCGAAAGCCATGTCTGGAACGATTCAAGCGTTCCGAAGAAGAGATTGAAGCACCAAATTTCAGGCACAAAAAAGCCGACGGTCGAGGTCGGCTGATTCGATAACACTAAGTGAGACCGATTATGCACACATCAACTGAGCACGGCAATACCCCCGCCAATCTCGCGCCACGTTTTTCGATTGATGAAAACGTGGCGCACGTTTTTTATGTTTCGTCGGGAATCGCCCTATGACTACCGACAACATCGTCACGCTCAACAGTCCGAGGGGGTTCACCCGAATGGACAACTGCCTGATGGATGCCTTGATGGTCATCGATCTGCCAGGCCGTGAGTTGAAGGTTGCCCTGTTCATCGCCAAGGCCACTATCAACTTCCAGGCGGGGCCGGTACGCATCAAGGCGACCGAAGTATCCAAATCAACCAACCTGCACCCAGACGTCGTTTCAAAGGCCATCAGCCACCTGCTGAAGCGTCGGGTGATATTCCGCGAGGGTGGATCTCGTGGTGATATCGGCCTGTGCGACCCGAAGGAATGGACCTACACCGAATGTCCGACTCGGACCAACCGGTCTGACTCGGATCATATGGCCAATGTCGTCTCGATATCGAAACAGACCAAATCAGATGACTCCCTTCTCTATTCAAAAGAAATACCCCTTACAACTCTTTCTTCGAAAGAGGTTGTTACTCCCCAGGTGGTTCCAGAGGTTGCCAAGGTTGAATCCAAGCCAGAGCGCAAGCCGCCGTTCGGGAAGATCCAGATGTTGGCCAACAACCCACACCAGATCCCTGACCAACTGTTGGTCGACTGGCTGGCCCTGCGCAAGACCAAACGCGCCGCCGTCAGTCTGACCGTGTGGGATGCTCTGAACACCGAGCTGACCAAGTGCTCCGAGCTGGGAATCACCGCCAAGGATGCGATGACCGAGGCCTTGTCGGCTGGCTGGCAGGGGTTCAAGGCCGAGTGGATTGCCAATCGACTTGCCCAGGCAGCTCGCCCAGCAACTGCGCCGTCGAGCGGCCCCGACTTCGACGACAAGACCTGGGCTGAAAACCTCGTGGTGCACCCGTGAAGCCCGTCACGCAGCTCATGGCGAGCATGGGCAACCTGCCGGCCGTAGAGCAGCCACAGGCGCTCCATGTCACGTCGGAGACGGCGGAAGTGGTGAATGACCTGTTCCGCCGCCTGCGTGGCATCTTCCCCGCATGGCGTCAGGCGTGGCCATCCACCGAGGCCCTGGCCGCCGCCAAGGAAGAGTGGATCAAGGAATTCGCCGCCGAGGGCATCCGCACCCTGGAGCAGATCGAGTTCGGTATCCAGAAGTGCCGAAAGCTCAGCAAACCATTCGCGCCAAGCGTCGGCGAGTTCATCGCCATGTGCACGCCAAGCGCTGAAGACTTCGGCATGCCGACTCCGGCTGATGCGTGGATGGAAGCCCTGATCGGCACCTACAGCCACGAAGGCGTCCGTATCGCCGCCAACGAAACCGGGATCTTCGACCTGCGCGCAGCAAAGCAGGAAGACAAGTCGCTTCGGGCTCGCTTTGAGCGGAACTACACGATCGTCATCCGCCGCGCCCAGGACGGCCAGCCGCTCGACGGGAAGATCCTCACCGGCATCAGTCATGACAGCCAAAAGACTGCTTTCGAACTGGCCGACGAACTGGCCGATCAGCAAGCCCAGGCCCGAATTATTCAGCAGGGCATCCCGACTGATGGGCAGTCCGCCCGGGCGTTGCTGCTGGCCAAGTTCGGCAAGAAAACCACGGAGCAACGGACATGAAGCGCGCAAGCCCTGCTGACCTACGCAAAGCCCTGGAGCTGGCGCATGAACTCGTTGCCGCCGGCGTTCTGTTCGTGCCCATGCCGGTGACTGGCAAATCCGACCACGCCGCCCTGGTTGAGCAGTCCGCCCAGCGCCTGGAAAAGATGGAGAAGGCCCATGGCTGATCTCGCACTCATCCGCACGGCCCAGGGCCTCGTGCCGGCCACTGACGCCGACCGCGAAACCATCCAAGGCTGGAAGTCCGGACAGGTCGTTCACGGCAAGTTCACCCGCATGCGCAACGCCAAGTTCCACGGCAAGTTCTTTGCCATGCTCGACCTGGCCTGGGATTACTGGGAGCCGGTCGGCGGCCTGATCCCGCGCCAGGAGATGCGCGGCATTCAGGGGCTGGCCAAGTTCTTCGAGGCGCAGAGCGGAAAGCCTGGGCAGCTCTCGGACGCCGTCGCGGCCTACGTCGCCGGTCTTGAGTCTGCTCGCGCCGAGCGCTTCCCGGCGGTGGACAAGTCCCGCGAAGCATTTCGTGACTGGGTGACGATCGAGGCTGGACACTTCCACTTGGTGCGCACCCCCGACGGCGTGCGCAAGGAACGCAAGTCGATCAGCTGGTCATCGATGGACGAAACCGCATTCGAGCCTCTGTACCGCGACGTCTTCAACGCCTGCTGGCGCCTGGTGCTGTCCGCGCATTTTGAAACCGAACAGGACGCCTTGTCGGCCGCCGACCAGATGGGGAGTTTTGCATGAGCCTCACTGCCAAGAAGCCACGCCCCAAGAAGTGCAAGAACCCAGCATGCGGTATCAGCTTCCCACCGCAGCGCCTGGGGCAGGCCGTGTGCAGTCCCAAGTGCGGCCTGGCGATCAAGGACGTGAACCAAGAAAAGGCCCGGAAGTCGCTGGCCGAGTTGGGCCGTAAGGAGCTGCGCGCCGCAAAGGATCGGGTCAAGCGCAAGTCCGAGCACATGCAGGAGGCCCAGGCCGCATTCAATGGCTTCATACGGCTACGCGACAAAGACCTGCCATGCATCTGCTGCGGGAGCTACGGCCCCGACGAAGACTGGCTCACCGGTGGCAAATGGGATGCCGGGCACTTCCTCGGGCGTGGCGCCTATCCGGAACTCAGGTTCGACGAGGACAACGTCCACAAGCAGCTCAAGACCTGCAATGGCGGCTCCGGGAAGTTCGCAGCCAAGGCCAGGACAGTCGCCCAGGGTTACCGGGAGCGCCTGATCATCAAGATCGGCCTGGAGCGCGTAGAGCGACTTGAAGGGCCTCATGAGGCCCAGCGCTACACCATCGAGCAGTTGAAAGAGATCAAGGCTCAGTACCGGGCCAAAATCCGTGAATTGAAGGGGGCTGCATGAACTATCACAACGTGGTATCAGCGGTTGTTCGTGCCCTGGCGGCCGAGACCATCAACTCGGCCGGCGGGTGCGACTTCGAACCCAAGGTGCAGTGCGCCAAGCAGAAGGGCGAGATCGTCGGCAAGGAGGCTGCGTTCCTCACGGACTGCTGGGTGTTCGGGCGCCTGCACAAAGGGCTTGAGCCTGCGCACTGGCGGGCACTCGTGGCGAAGTTCTCCACGCATACCGACCGCAAGCATGCAGC